TAAACTGCCGAACATGAAGTTAGACACCGCAGCCAGGGAGGCTCTCGGTGAAGGAAAGGTGGCTCTACCTGATGGTCACAACACATACTACTCAGATATAGGCACATACATTGACTACAACAGGAAGGATGTGACTCTACTGCCCCGTCTTAATGCTGTGAATAACACCATCGAATATTTCCTCGCTATTCAGCACATCGTCCAATGTGATATACGGAGCACTCCATACATCACTAAGATATTCACCATCCTTGCCCTGAGGGATAAGGACTTCGATTTGAGAATCCCTTCACGACCTCAATTCTCTAAGGTTGATTATCAGGGAGCCGACATAATGGAACCCACACCTGGAGTCTATGAGAATATAGCCATCTTCGATGTTAGAGCCATGTATCACAGCAATGTGGCGAAGTATGGTATCTCCTGGGAGACGATTTCGGAAGACGGGGAGGATATAGGCAACGGTCTGAAGTTTGATAGAGGCAAACCTGGTCTCCTTGAAAGACAGATGGACCACATGACTGTGCTAAGAGACGAATACAAAGAGGCTATGTGGGCCGCAGAAAACGATGAACAGCGGAGGAGGTTCGATGCCCTCCAATACGCCACTAAGAGCCTGGTCGCTTCGATGTATGGTGCGGCTGGAGATTCTCGCTATGGGTTATACCACCCAGATGTAGCTGCAGCTATCACTTACGCTTCACGAAATACACTCGGAGAATTGAGGAGGCATTGTGAGGACATGGGCCATGATGTAATCTATGGTCATACTGACTCGGTGTTCGTCAAAATTCCAGACCCTAACATTGGCTATCAAACTGTGAATGCGCTGAATGTCGTTCTTGCTCCCATAGTGACCGAGTTCGAGAAGTGGTGTGAATCAGTAATCATTGTCGCTAAGAACAGGTATGCTTGTAAGGTGGTCTGGTCTGATGGAGAAGAACACCCTCCTTCAACCTACATCAAGGGAATAGAGATGAAGCAATCGAGGATGCCGCAGGTGATGAAGCACTCCATGACCTTTGTTGTGGAGGCACTCTTGGATGGTCAAACCCCCCAACACATCAGCAATCATCTGGTCAAGACGATAGATAGAGTAATCAATAAGGACTATCCCTGGCAAGAGTTATGTATGCAAGGTAGGCTTGAAAGAGACCTGTCTGACTACAAGGTTCTCTCCGAAGCAAGGGCTGGTGCAGATTGGGCTAACAGAAGTCTGGGTAAGCACTATGGGAAAGGCTCATCATTCTTGGTCACGCTCGACAGCAATGAGAATTACATTGCCTTTGACGATATTGCAGACCTGCGGTTAGCATCACACTTTACTGAACTCGGCTACAAGGCAATAGCGGAGAGATTCATTGTGAGGAAGGTTGAGCCGTATTTCATCCTCATGGGAGAAGACCCCATAGTATTGACTAACGCTCTTAATGGTCTGGGTGCAATGGCCTGGCCGTAATATTTATTACCCGTCGCGGAGGTGCTATAATTATGTCTGGAATAGGTGGTATGCGTGAAGGCAGAAAGCCCACGAAGTATGAGCAACTGCAACAAAATTTGGAGATTATGGGTTCCTTCTTAGAGGAAGTGGTTGGTCGTATGCAAGAGATGGAAAACAGATTAACATTCCTTCTCGTCAAGGGAGGCTACGCTCGCATTGCCACCTGCCTTAAATGTGAAACCATCGTCTGCCAGGCTCTAAACGAAGAAACCGGAGAACCTGATGACCCCGAATGTCCAGGCTGCGGTAAAGAATTGATAAAGGCTCCACAGGAGGAAGAAGAATGAGCATAACGGTTAGAATCTACTGTGATGAGACCATTGAGATAGATGGTTATGACCTTGAGCATCAAAGCATCGAGGAATACATCATGGAGTTAGACACTTCCGATATTGAGATACAATGGGAGATACAATGAGCATGAACACGAGTTATGCTCCGTTGGACGAACAAGTCCTGCGTATGTCTAAGAGTTCTCTTATGACCTATCTTATGTGTCCTCGTCAGTATTGGTGGAGATACATCGGCATGGCTGATGTGAGAATCCCCGCTAACCCTGCAATGATTCGTGGGTCAGGCATCCATGAGTCAATAGACTTCTATTACCAGAACGGAGAGATGGAAGAAGAAACCGTGTGGGCTGATGACCCAGCAATAGCCGCCTTCATCCAAATGGAGGAATCTCGCAAGGAGGACACAGACCTGTTTTCAATCATTGATTCGGAGAAGAGGCTCGAAGCCTTCTATGAATTCACAGATGAGGACGGGAAGGACTATGAGGTGTTCTTGGTGGGTTTCGCTGATATGCTATTGACTGCTCCAGATGGCGGCGTTTGTCTGGGTGAGATAAAAACCGGAAACTTCGCTGCATCCAAGTTAGCGAGGACCAGGAAGGAACTCGCATACTACGCATTCCTCTTAGGCTTGATGGGAGAAGATATTCCTACTCACTTTGCCTATGTCGCTCCAGATTCAGTGGATGAGAAACTATTCCTTACAGAATCCAATAAGAGAAACAAGATTCTTTGGAGCGGCCAAAGTCAGGGGCTGATGCTCATAGAGAAGGTGACTAAGCGTTCCCTTAATCTGATAGAGGAAAAGATTCAGAAGGCTGTGAAGGAGATATATGACGGTGAGTGGCCGATGAAATGGAACGATTACTTCTGTCCTGAATGGTGTGAATTCAACCTGTCTTGTGAAGAAGAATTAAATGGGCTGGCTGAGCCACCATGTTAGTGATAGAATGGCTCTAATGGAATGTCCTCAATGCGAAAGCAATCTCATACGACTCAGCGGCTATAATTATAGGCTTCTGGGAGAAGAGGGCAAGCCGTCAGTCCTTGTCGAGTATTGGGATTGCACAGACTGCGGAACGGCCTTCGCAGCAGAAGATGGTGAAGTGATTGGATGATTGGATTTCCCAGGGAGATTGGACTTAAACGAGCCATCTGTGGTGACGAACCCTCATTCAAGCGATACATCAAGAAACTCGGAACCAGAGCATCATGCTACACTTCCCTATACTCCTTCGTCGGAACTCTACCAGGTAAGCCCTGGAAGATTGACTACGCTACTGCGGTGCTGGATAGGGCGTGGTGGGACTTCGATGCTCCAGACGATGAAGACACGGAACCAGCCCTGGCTGATGCCGAAGACCTTATCCAACGACTCCTCAATAAAGGAGTGGCCAGGGAGAACATACGCTTGGTCGCTACGGGCAGGGGAGTCCATGTTTATCAGCTATTCTGGGAGACATATCGGGGCCGTGAGTGGGCTAACGCAATTCAGCGTTATGAGGCAATGATGGGTAAAGGTCTTACTACCCTCGATGGCGTAGGCTACCCTGAGAAGATAACCCGAATTCCAGACACATTCAATCCTAAGAGGGGTCGTTGGGCTGTCGTAGTAAAACTCGACAATTTCTTGGCAGGTGACCCTATCCCCCCCACACCGCTCCGTGAGAATAGAGAATCATGCCCTATGCGTGGTCAGGAGCCTATCGCTGACGCATTCAGGCTATCAGAATGGGTGAAGGTGCATCCGGTTGATATTCTGCCCCAGAATATGCTTCCTGAGGACTACCAAATTTCTTCCGCAGGAACAGTTCCTCTTCCCGCTTGCCTCGATATTGCTATCAGAACCTCAAACCCACCCCACCATGTTAGAGTCGCTCTCGTCCAGCACATGGGAGAGAATCTTAGGTGGTTCGCCCATCCAGACTCTTTATCACAAGAACAAACGAAAGAGGTTGAGAATGAAATTGTCGAATATATCTCGACTTTGGGCTGGCGCGACTACAACGAATCCATCACTCGACGGGGAGTCAGGTCAAACTTGAAATACCAACGCACTCCCTCATGTGCTTGGTTCGTCCAGCGGAACCTGTGTATGGGTAAATGCTGGCGATACGACGGAACGGTGAAAATAAATGACTGAACAGATGAACAAAGATGCTGAACAATGCCCCATGTGTGGAAGCACAGGTCAGATGTGTGAGTTGCATGGCTCTCTAACGTGCCTAAACTGCCATCAGAAAATTGAGGGCTGTTGCGGCGGCGGTTAGGCTTATGCTCCTGATTGACGACAGGGAAAATTCAAAACTGATTAACCAACTCCTTATCGCGCTTGGCGATAACTCCCTGGATTCTGCAGGCCAAGCCAAAGTGCAACGCATGGAATCTGGAGATTATGTGATAGGGGAACTCGGAATCGAGGCAAAAGAAATCAATGACCTATACAACAGCATAATAGGGTCAGGCAGGACGCGCACTATCAATGACCAACTCGATGACCTCCAAAACTCCTACAAGGATTCTATGCTCGTAGTCTATGGGACTCAACTCAAACCGTATATCCGAGGTAAGCGTTCAAGGTATCTCCTGGAGAGACAGAAAGCCAGGATGGAAAGAGTCAATTTGCAGTATAAGTCATCCTTCCACAAGAGGTTTCCTAAAATCAGGTATATGCAGTTCGACACGATGGATGACTTCGTTCATTTTCTGGTCTCAGCCACTACTAAAGAGAAGGTGGTGTCCGTTGCTTCAGGCAGACTACCAAGACTGAGTAAAGACCCAAGAGTTCAGGCCCTTTCTTCCTTGCCTGGTATCTCGGTCAAGATTGCTGAATCCCTTCTTAGAGAATTTGGCTCGCTGCCAGCTATGCTACGGAAGAAGGTGACTCAAAAAGAGCTGATGAGGATTAAGGGTGTGGGGAGGCAAAAGGCACGAATGCTACTGCGCCTCAACGAATCATATAGTAAATGAGTTTACCCCGTCCATACTCCTATTCAGGACCTTTTGGAGCCTCACTTGAACCGAATGGACGGTGAGTGCTGTTGTCGTTGCCGTATCTTCTCCTGTCGAAGACGAACGGAATAGTTTCAGCCTAACAGCCGTTCCCGCTTCCCTACCTCCTATTATCGGTGCTTTGGAGAACAAGGTGACTCTTCTCCTGACCACAGGCCCCAAGACACCCTTCCTCATAGATGGCTTGATATCTGAGCCTATGTTTGGAACACCGAGTTCCTCATTACCGCTTTCTGTAAGGTGTTGAGCAACAGTAACCTGTGTATCTATCTGTTGGTTTCCTGTGGTGGATTCCAATTCAGCGTATAAAACTGCTCGCTGTGTATCGAGATTGACGGGAAGGCTCACTATTGCATCTATCGTGATGCCTGAATGGAGGTTGGATTCGGGAAGGTTGATGAGCATTTCATGTTCCCCCACGAAGTCAGCACTCGTTGCCCCACCAGGGAATACCACTCCATCGGAGGTCACTATTGCCCTCCCAGAAGTCTTGACTCCGAAGGACAACCCCTCTATCGTGTTCGATTCATAGGCTGGTCTTGATGGTTGAGTCTGACCGAAGATGGTTCCTGGTTGTAAGGACAAACCGCCCTGAAGAGCCATCCTATCTCTATCAGAAGCCCTACTACTCTTATTGTATGATTGTCCTCCGAGCATACCTGTGTTGTAAACTCCATCTTGACCTGACTCCTCCTTATGTTCTTCATCTTCTCTATCTTGGTAATCTACTGAACCATCACCAACCTGTTGTGCTTCCCCTCCGTCGTTTATCGTATCATCCTGCTTGTGTCCTGGTTCAGGAGGGTCCCAATGAACAGGTATCTGTGGTCTAATCCATCCGAACATATCAGCATTATTTCTCGTCTCATCTTCTTCGAGATGCACCACGACATTTTCTGTGTTCTGGTTATTCACAGCCCAATTAACTCTCCTGACAGAAAGAGGTGTTTCGACATCATATCCAGCATTTGCATCTTGATACAGGACTGTGGTTGCTGGTGTGAACTCCAGGTCATCAACAACATGGATGCGGGGAGCGTAAGTCATCGTGTAAAGACCTCCAAGATTGCCGAACTGTGAAAACTGTCTGCACCCAAGAGGGAAAATCGAGTTCGGGTTGTATGTCTCGTTTGCGTCGTTCGGCATTCCGTTCAACCAGTCTGTCCCATGAGCGTTTCGGAGCATTATCTTGCCTGTGGTTGCGTTCATAGAGGTGGAATCGGTGTGTGAACGGAACCTGACCAGGTCGCACAGATAGTCGTAGTTTACTGAAAAGACTATTGTCTCAGTCCTGGGGTCAGTTCCGTCTTCGACATAATATTTGTGAGGGAGCATACACTCAACGAACCCGTTCCCATCAACAACTGTCCGGCTGTAAGTATTGTAGCCATTGTTTTCTATGTAGTGATGGCCCCAGGTGCTGTGTTTTGAACAGTCGGTTAGCACTATCCAGAAGACAGGGTTTTGGAGACAGTTCTCTACTGTGTCGTTTTGTGGTATGCTCATGGATTGGTTTTGCAGCATGATAGTGACTCGCAGTTCTTCTCCGGTGGTAGCACTCACCTTCGGCATATTATGAGGTAGATGGACTATCTGGAGTGCTTGAGACACACTCCGCGCACCATGCCAGTAAAAATTCTGATGCCAGGGAATTTTCGAGTTGCCGCTGTCTTCTCTATTGGTATCTCCCGTCACGGAGGAGTCGTCCCATTCGTGCCTCACATTCCCCGTAAAACTGCCTTCGGGGTATAGGTCAGACACACCATTACCATGAACTCCTGTGACTCCATCCATGTTTCCAGATGCTATGTTGGAGTTGTAGGCATCGAGGTTCCCATCCATAGCATTCACCATGCCTGGGAATAGGTTCGATGATAGAGCGTTCTGTCCTGTATGGTGTGAAAACCAGTTTTCTCCTCCACCGAAGGTTTGCTGTGTGCAGTCAGCTATGTAGCCATACTTACCTCTTCCAAGCATGGTGTCCTCATAGGTAGTGTCCTTGATTACTTCCACAGTAACCTGATGGGTGTTGGTCTTAAGAGACTGCCATTCTGACTTGGCTATATTCCTGGCTTCTAAGTCATTAACAACTCCAGCCTGGTCAATTATCTTCCAATTGTAGGGTTGAGTACCTGATGCGGGGTCTGGATAATCCACAAAGGAGCCTCCACCGGCATAGTAAACTCTAACATGGGTGAATTTTGACGAGTTATTAAACTTGTGAGTCGACAGCTTGGTGTTGGTAGTATTGAGAACCAATCCACCCGTATATGTTGGCCTCACCTCTAACTTTCCATCTCTACCCTGTAGGTAATTGAAATTCACCACAGTAGAATTCGCTATCCCTATTTTCGCTCCTTGTTGGGCCTTCTTGATTATGGATAGAATAGTGCTCGTTCTACTATCGAACACAGACCCGAACTCATCTTCCCCCGTCACTTGTGAATGGAGCCTCTTAAGCGCACTAACACTACTGCTCGAATCAATCATAAAACGCTCAGTATTAGGCACATTCGCCAAGTCCCATGATGTAGGGAGTGAATAAGAGGCCATCCAATTATCTGTGAGAGCCATAGTATTCAGGAATCTCATTTGGTCGGACAGATAGAAAGTATTGCTGTTCGTTGATTTGGCGAACCCCTTGAGGCTCAGCATCAGTCTCAATGGGTATTGTTCGCTTACAGTGGAACCTATTTGAACGGAGTCATACTTGGTGTCGCTCAAAAAATCATCAGCACTGATATTGAGATGAATCGAAACACCTGCTGACGCATTTGAAGAGTTAGCTGTGGTAGAGAGGGTTAGAAGGCTTAACCAATATTCCCTTACCTCCCTGTAAGATAGTGCCTTCCATTGGAAGCCATTCATACTCTGGTTGGAGTTAGAAGCCATCAATTGAGCAACCTGGTGTAGGTCATCCCTCGATATGGTGGCGCAATGATGGAGGCTGTCTTCTCCATTTGGGCCATCTCCAATACCCTTCCCAAACCAGGCGATAAAATGCTCTTCTACTGCATCACCACCTGCATAGGCTCTTAAGGGACCGAAGCCGTGTTGGGGGAACTCCGATGCGTCGTCAATGAAAACTGTCTCGTCACCCATGATGATGCTTTCAGTCACAAGCGCGACAGACTGAGTCCAATATTCCCAATTTTCGTTCAATGTGAAATTACTCTTGCTACCAGGGTTCATGAAGTTAGCTGCAGCTTCCTTCCAATAGTTATCCACGATGGCAGCCTTACCAGCACTCGTAGTCAGATATTCGCCCATGTCCTTCTGACCACCACTCGAATAACCAATGCGACCACCTGTGGCTTGAGTGTTGAGATTGAAGTATTTGCTGAAGTCTATGATGATGAATGAACCTGCCTTGTCTTCCCAATTGTGATAAAGAGAATTAGCCTCGCTATTCGACCCAAGAGTTGACCAGGGATTACCACTTATAGGCTCCTTAGTGCTATCCACATTCCAGATATCCACATCAGTACCAGGTTCAAATGAGAGCCATTGGTCTCTTTCTCCATTTACTCTTATTTGGTCGGTGAAGGATAAATCCAAATCGTAGTTTTCAGTCGTAGGATAAAGGAGGCCGAACTCTTCCTTCCTCCTCCCACCGTCTGCGTCTGCACTCCCATCATTCCTCATGTCGGCCCACATAATCCAAATGTGCTTGTAGTCAGTATTAACACTCCTCACCTTGATGTAAGAACCTGCCGGTATTGTCTTAGCAGGCCCCATGTTGGAGGGCATAGTGACGGTCACTTTGCCGTGTTTGAGAACAGTTGCTGCTCTATTCCCAGCGCCAGCCAGGTCGCAAGTGGTATTGGGGATTGGAGGGCAAAAATTGGCTGCGGAAGTGTCTTGTTCTGAAGTATCGAAACCTAATTCAGCCCAGGTTAGGTGGGTGTCCTCCCCTGGTCTCTTCAGAAAATACATATCAGACAGGTTCCCATCGTTTTGAACACCCCTCCACACATAATGATTCCCTGTATCAGTCACCCCATCCGTCCTTCCCCAAATATTCGACCCCTTGAATGAGCTGATGCAAAAGTATGTCGCTGCTCCCTCTAATCCGTAGTTAGTGTAACTGAGTATTCCCATTCTGTAGCTGTAGCCCTTCTTGTTGATACCAGCCATCATTGCATCCTTGCAGTTCTCTAAAATCCAGCCTCCATCTATACCTATGCAATCGAGTTCGGTATCGAACCCACTCAAATCAACTGAATAACCCGAAGGTAGTGAAGCGATAGTGTCGTCGTTGAGCCTCATGACTACCCTTCCATCCCAATATTCAGCATATTCGTCTCCTGTATCGTTTGAGGGGTCCCCATGAACCGTTTGTCTGAATTTTTGCAGTTCTCCTGGGTGGAAGCCCCAGGCTGTCTTGACCAGGTCTATGTCTCCGTAATAAACATCTGGGGTGGTGGAGTACTTCTTGTCGTTGTTATCTCCAGCACCTCCTAACCAACCAAGAGTGGTGGAATAGTGGTCTGTTCCTGTGGCCCAATCAACATCAGTCGCTATGCCTGTTCCCAGTAAAATATCGTCTGAATCATAGAACTCCAAAATCAGGTTTCCGTAGGTATCGTATAACCACTTGAGTGCTCCCGAAGGGACCCTCTTATTTGCGTGTGTGGTTCCCAGGTTGATTGTGTGGTTAGTGGGTGGAGTGGTTGTTACTGTAATGGCGTTATCCATGTAGCCATTCCTTTGTACTGGTGTGCCTGGCCCCACATCTGAATAGCCATAGCCGAATAGAGCAGTATTGCCTATAACACCGAAGGTCTTCTTGAACCAGGCTGACTTGGGGAGGTCTTGCATCCAAAGCGCGTGTGCCCTGGAGTTTTGAGATGTTGATGAGGAAGAGTAAAGAGCATTCCCTTGAAGTGTGTGCATCTTGAGGCCACTAATTGTAGTCATGGAGCCAGGACTGTATGTGTTGCTTGGGTTTGATAGATACGCTGCTCCACCAGACCCACCTGTATATGACTTGAAGGGACAATCGAGGATAATTTTCGTCCTACCATAACCCCACTCCTCATGTATGTGCATAACCTTCCAAACTCCGGTATAGCTGAAAGCAGCATCGTTAGTCCCATTATCTGAACTGTCCCAGATGCTGTCGCTTTCATCAATTAGAGATACATAGGTTCCTCTACGAATGTTATTGCCGAGGTTAGTATTGATGTAGCCATCCAAAACGAGGCCTAAAACTCCGTTATCACCGTTAGGTTTCCTGTAGTCAGTATCTGGCCCCAAGTAATGCCTGTGGTGTCCTGTTATGGTAAAACCATTCATGGCTGTTTCGAGGTTGTTTGTTGAAATGTTGCTATCCAGCCTCACATAGTCATAAATCACATCACCATTAGGGTGAGTATACGAGCCGTGTCCCGTTGTGTGTTTCGTGTATGTGCCTCCATCTATCGTGGCGTTGCCTGTATTCTTGACGGGGATAGCGGTTCCGTTAGCGAGTGCGTATATCGGGTTGGAGCCTGCAGTTGCTGCTGGTAGCCACAGGTAAATATCGTCTGTGCTCTTTTCATGTGTTATCCCTGCGAATGGGTAATCCTCCCAATCACGATAGACTTCATTGGGTCCGTAATTATCCTCCAAGTTATACATCTGGATGGGGTGAGCTGAATTGAGCCTCATGCGTTGGTTGGTCAGCACCTTGTAGTTTTGCCCTGTATCACCGAAAACCTCCGGTTCAGAAATCAGTAACTCATTCGTCCCGAAGTAGAGTTTCCCGAGGAGGGCTTTCTGTTCTTCGGCTCTATAATCATCACCGTCTCCCACAGTCAAACCCTCTTGCCCTATGTCCCAAATCGGCTTTATCCTATCCAGCCTCATTATGCTATCGGTGGCTTTTATGGAGAAGGTCTTGCTCCCAAATCGTTCCTGGTCTAACTTGCAGTCAATAACTCCTCCTGACCAAACAGGTCTATTGACGGCATCTCTGAAACACAGTAAATCCCAATCCCAAGCAGAATCAGTCAAGAAAAAGTCCTCTAAACCCAGAACATTGTCGTCATCAGCTAACCTCAGGCTCGCTGTGCCTGCTCCGTTTGCTACCAAGTTAAGCCTCCACATCTCAGACGAGATTACCTGTGTATCAGTAATATGCAATGGGTTGCTCAAGTCAATGTAAACTGCTGCTCTATCAATGAGAGTGTGGTAGTAGGTGGTTTCGTCATTATCACCTGCTACTGTTTGGCCCCCGCTTTCTGTTGCTGGGACTAATTCTAATTCCCAGCCCCTGGCATTAGCGGCTGTTGCGTTGGTGTTTGCGAATGAGTATGGTGCGGTAGTATTCCCTGTGTTCATGGTGTTGGTGGTCACTTCCACCCCATCCACATAAACCCTGTATTCCTCATTAGCCCAATCTACTCTAAAATCGAAGTCGTGCCAAAAGTCGTCATTAGCCATTGTTGCAGTAGTGGCTTCCGATAATTCACTCGCACCAGTATTCTTGAGGTCCTTCTCGATGGGGTCAATCTTCCAAGCAGTCCCTCCGTCGGCTCCCACACCGTATGACTTGTGGTGTGCTGTGTTGGCTCCCGATGTGGGGTGATACCTCATGTGTGGCGACCACCTCCAATGAATAGCAGCATCACCCGTATATCCCGTCTGAGACGGGGTATCTGTGTTGATGAACCCCACCTTGAGCGTGTAGATTGGTGATTTTCCTCCACTACCCTTGCCCGTTCCGGTTCCCTGCCAATGACCACTACTGTTGTGTAGGTAGCCGTAGTCTCCATATTCCCCTGCGTTCTGGTGGAAGGCCGTCATCCTCATGTGGAAGTATTCACCTCCCTTTCCAGTAAATCGCAACTCCCCGTCATAGTGTATGATATTCTTTGAGGCTGTGTCGTGTAGGAAGTAGGACTTGATGTGCAAAAAGGGCATACCGCTCGGAGATTTAATTTGCCTGTAAAGAGTGCTCGGCTTAGATGAGCTGATAATCCCGTCAATTCCGCTGAACCCTGTTATTGTTCCCCCGACACTTTGACCTATCATTGACCAGACTCCCGTTAGGTGTGCGCTATTCAAGAATGCAGCACTCGCAGCAGTGGCTGGAGCACCAGTAGAGTAGGTATATCCAGTACCACCCCTGCCTATGGTGGAATCTGTATCACCCACAGGCACCAGGTATCTGTCGTTGGTTATGTTCCCGTTGCTGAAAATCATGTATGAATCTGAGCCTGCCCCACCGTATTTCTGCCTATTGGCTACGAGGGAACAGGGGTAGTTAGGTTGTGCCTTATCAGCCCAAAATGCGTTATCGAGCCTCATCTTGTCGTATGTGAGGAACTCGTGAACTCCTGCATTGTGGAGGTATCGAGTCGCGTTTATATCTGTGGAGTAGTTAGTCAAGGCTGCTCGCTCAACATAGGCATAGCGATAGCGAGGGTTCAAAAAGGCCTCGGAGTTCATGGGGTTCCCATGATGTGATTTGGAGTGGTCGTATGTCCCTGATGCTACGGCGGAGTTGCTATCATCCATTATTGCCCTGGACTTGGTGAAGTCATCGTAATAGCCTGCCAACCAGAAAGACAGCCGCTTGTCTATCGTCCTCAGGTGACCACCCCTCGGTTGTAAAGCTCTTCTGTTACTCCATCTGCTACTGCTTCAACCATTTGAGGTAGGGTCAGTCCATAGAAATTGTTCGTCATCAATAACTCGGTATTCTGTATGAGGTTTTCAGCACCCTTGCTAACAATCTGCTTCAAGAGGTCTCCGGTAGCCATTGTGATATCTCCCCCGTAGAAAAACTCTTCTGCAGCACCTGAAAAGTCCTCCAATGAAGCAGTAGCATCATCCCAAGTTTCAGCTAAACCTTCCGTCGCATCAATCACTGCTGGAGCCTGGTCAACATACATACTCTGTCCTTTCTCTATGTTGTTCCAATAGCTGGTATAACCAGTATTCCCGACTTCGTTCCACCAGGTAATAAAGAGTGCATTCTCTTTACCCCATGCCTTCATTCCATCACTGAGGACCATCCAAGCATCTAACTCTGCCTGAGTTGCAAATTCAGCCAACAATTTGCCTTCGCTAAGCCCACTTGCAGCACTTCCATAGACTCGGAATGGGTTTGTATTTCCGCTTGCGAGTTCTTTCGTGTGGTGGTAATCATACATACCAGATTCCAGTATAGCGAGCTGCTCGGTAAATGCCTCAATTTCTTCTTGTGTCCTGCCTCCGAATAGGTTTGCTTGCCGGTGTTTCAGAAGACCCATGTCTGCAGCAAGAACATCGTTGAGTCCATCTATCTCTGTCTGATATAGGCCAGCTGTTATTGGGTCTGCAGCCTCCATGAGGGCAGTCTTATCCGCAATCACTTGATTTTGAGCTGCTATTGATTCTGTGAGCTGCTGAACACTCCTATCGTCTTCATCAACCAACATTGCGAAGTCTTCTGGACTAACGATGTTATAGAAGTCCAATAGAGATTGGTTGAGGTCTAACTGTGCTTCAGTAAATTCTTCTGCTTGTTTCCTGCTTGAAGCATACTTAGCAGCAAGATACGATACAGCTCCAATGACTATGAAGGTTGTAGCAACCACCTTCTTGAGCGTTCCCATTGCAGCTGCAGTAGTCATTGTAGATTCACCAAGAGCCATCATTTCAGCCGTCATATAGAACATTTGAACCTGAGCAGGAATCATGGCGAGAGTCATAGCCACCATACCAGCGGCTGCTGACTCCTTCTTGTCTAAACCGATAAACCTTCCGAGACCCTGGAAGGCCAGGGCTGCAGCACCCGCACCGAGGCTCACAGCCGTCATAGTCCTGTTGAAGCCCTCGTATTGCTTCTTCCATTCTTTGTGTTTATCTGCAGTGACCTGAGACTGATAAAGTGCCTGTTTTGCTGGGTCTAATTCACCTGCCCTGGCAGCCCTTGTGTCGTTGATAGCATCCGTGAGGTGTGCTTTAGCGATTGCCTCTTGTCTCGCTGCTTCTGCTGCATCACCAGATGCTTCAGCAGCTGCAGCAGCAGCCAGCGCTTCTGCGTATTCAGTCTCTGTGAGTAACTCGGTGATAAAGGCCAATTCAGCTCTCGTTAGAGTGAGTCCATGTTCAGCCCCTTCTGTCATTAAAGTCTCGGTGATAACACTCGTCATGAGTCTGAGTTTGGCTTCCAAAGCAGCCAGCTCTTCTTTGGATAAGACATTGAGGTTTCTATGCGCTTCCATTTGTTCCTCTAATTGCACCAATAAAACTGCCTGGTGGTCAGCCTGTACTTGAGTTATCGCTCCCGATTCCTGTTGGAGGAACAGTGTTTCGTGCATTCTATCAAATGCTTCTGAGTCAAGCTCATTCGCGAGTTGCTTTAGACGAGTGTTTTCACTGTTTAACCCAATCATCTCTTCAGAGTGCTGTGCTTCAGTCATATAGAAGCCCAAATAATTTCCCGCGTCAGCGGCTCGAATTTCTCCTTCGGCTTTTGCATACGACACCCTTTCGGCTGCATCCGCTGTTGCTTGCTTGTGAATATCCAGGATGGCCGCTTCTTCAGCAGAAAGACCTTTTATTACCTCTCCAATATTCAACCATCCTTCCATTTCAAGAGCCTGATACATTGAACCCGCTTCCAGCCATTCCTTTCTGGTCTTTGTTAAATCCAGCAGCTCCTTTTCCAACGCTACGTGTTCTTCAGTCTTTTCCTTAGCGATAGTCGTCAGTTTCAGGGTAGCGTCCTTCGCCATGTGGTATTCGTATTCCATCCTGTTCCTGTGTTTAATGAGCACAAGGTTCGCTTCGCTGGTCATTAGAATGTTCTTGTTGTTCTGGACCTCAATGAATTTATCTCCCTGTATAGCCCTCATAATCAACATTTGAGTCTGCGTAGCAACAGCCATATTTCTCAGGTTGAGATACATATCGAATGAGGCTTGAGCCATCTCATACATCGTCTTGCCCATCTCTATGAGGGAGAATAGAGTATCATTGGATAGGAAGCCTGAAAAGGCATTTGCGAGCATCTCTATACCTTCGAGCATATTCTTTTCGGCTTCAGCCATTGCGATTGAAACAGGAAGCAACTCTTGTCCTATCATCTCTTTGGTGTTTTCAATTTCGGCATTGAGAATCTTGAGTTGGAAGGCGGGGTCTTCAGTAAAGAGGGCCATCTCCTCATAAACATCGTCCAGACCTTGCATGGCCTGAGTTGTGAGGACGACGCTTCTCTCGTAGCCGTCCATGAGTTTGATGAATCGGACGTAGTGGTCATTCCCCGCTATGGCCTGTGATAGCTGCATCTTCTGGTCTTGAGACATTACCTGCCAATGGGGATGCAGCTTTTTCATAATGGCTGCCATTCCCAGCATTTGTCCGTTGGAGTCCCTAATAGAGCCAATGTAATGTTCGAGTATCTCATTGTTGTGGCTCATGTTCGCACCGAGCCTCGCATACATGATACGCAGGGCACGACCAGCCTTACCTTGCTCTTCACCGGATTCAATCAAGACAGCGGACATAGCCGCCATTTCCTCTATGCTATCTCCAGCAAGAACTGCCGACGAAGCGAACTGATTCATCACGAAGGTTAGCTGAGACATGGTCGCTGCGCTTCGGTTCTCTATGGTGTTGAGTGCACTCATAGTATCGCCCAGGTTTGAGGTCACGAGAGCAGCCTGCTCTTGTGCCGATAGGAGGTCATATTGAGCCTGAGTCACATTACCAAACATGAAACTGGTCTGGGCTTGGAGTTGAATAAGTCTCTTGGCGGCAGTTTCTGTCTCCATACCACCCACGAAGCCGAATTGGATAGCACCTGTGGTAGCAGCCAATATGGCCTCTTGGCTACGCAACACGCCGGACAACTGAGACATTCTTCCGGCGGCAGCGTATGACTGGTCTGCAGTAAATGCGAAACCTTCTCCAATATCCCTGACTTCTTGGCCCATTTGTTCGAGGTTAGCACCCTCTATTGCTTGAGAGAATTTCACAAACTCGATGCGAGCCTCAGCGAAACGCACAGCCAGGGGGACTGTGGATTCGATTACATTAGAAAACTGTTCTCCAAACAGTTCTATGGCTTCATTTACTGCAGTTAGAGTGTCTATGACTATGGCACTGGTGATTGCTTTCCACGCCAGGAAAGAGGATTTGCTGTCCGTGAGGAACTTTTCAGCCTGGAAAATTCCTACAACATCGAAGAAAATCCTTGCTGCACCAATACGACTCATGTATCATCATCCCTCGCAAAGCCTTTCTTCTTCAAGTGCTCTAACATCTCAGAACCTGATATAGTCTCTTTGTTCCTCCTTGCCCTCTTCTGGTCTCTTCGTGCTACTGCACCAGCAGCCTGGTCCTTTTGTGCGACCTTACCCATAGCCTGCTCTCGCTGGTTTTGGATTTCCATTGCTATTTCCAAGTCGAACTCGAGAGCATGAGCTCCGTGTTCAACACCGAGATACTTCTCCGCTAAGTCTGAGGGAAGTACTCCCTTGAATACCTGGCACAATACTGGGGCTGCCAGCATCAGTCTTCCAAAGGGACGGAACCCTCGTCCTCGTCTCCACGCACGAAGGAGAGTATCTCCCTGAGTTCAATGTTAGTGAGTTTGTTAATATCGAACCCCTCAGTCAAACAAGCGGGAGGAACCCAGTGTAAAATCTGGTCCTCTATCGCTGCCCCATTTTCGTCCAGCTTTTCTGCGAATTCTAAGTGTTGTTCTTCACTCCATTGTAGGGGGTCAGGCCCATAATGCCTACACTCCCTGAAAACCTTCGCTTGGACTTTCTCTATCTTCAGTCGTTCCATTCCAGACGCCTGACGAAACCACAGCTTAGTGCCGTCGTCCAGCTCAAACTCTTTCTTCTTAATTGGCACTCTACTTCCTCTATTCTATTACTGAATTACTATACTATTCAACTGTAAGCTGTGGCCTGTTGGTTGACCAAGACGGCGCGGCTTAGTGCGTTGGCTGTCCCATCATAAAGACCCTTGAATGATACACTCATTGTTTGTGCATCCCTTCCGCTAACGGAGGTTTCGGGAGTCTCATAAACGACCTTGTAGGCAGTTACTGCCAGGGAGTTAGTCCCATCTGAGAATGTGGCTACAATGTCTCCATCGGTGACTGCAGACGTTGAACCAGGGATTATGTCGTTGGTGACTACGAGGTTATCATAGTCAGGTTCATTGACTGAAGTGCTGTAAATCGCTTGATTGAACTCAATGGTTCCAGACAGTTCTCTACGCTGGTGTGCTGGTGCGCGAATGTAGGTGGAGTTTCCAAGACCACAGGAGTTATCAGTATCCCTGTTGAGTGACCACTCCATGCTGACTGACTTAACAAGAGTTGAAGCAGCTGCATCCTCAAACTGAACCGTTACTCCGGTAAAGTGTGCGGCATCAAGGGTGCTGAATGTTGCGCCTGAGCCAGAACCCACTATTGCGCTTTCGGCCTTACCCACGAAGTCTGCGCTACACATAACATACTCGTTTAGTGATGCACCTACGCTGAACCTATCCAAGACCATTCCAGTGAATGTGTGTCTCTTAGTTTCTCTTTGCACAACCAATGTGTGAGATGGTAGAGTACCAGCCTCAGTAAATGTGTGAGTTTTATCGGGAGCTTCTGTATCTGTCCCGAAAAGAGCCAGGAGTATTTGTCCCAGCCAGTCGTCCGCTTGCATTGCCCAGTTTACAGAACCGTCTGAGTATTCCTTTCCTATCTTACTCTTACTTTGCGCATAATACGTCATATCGGACCTATCCACTAAATCATATCGGCCATTGAAAGACTCGTCATCTGCTTCGCAGTAGCGAACGGAACCGTTCGCACCTCCGCCGTAGGATGACTCTGTGCTCAAACTGACCCATCTTGTATCATAATTCGTCATAGATATTACCTTCTACTCATTCGCAACGCTGGCAGGGTATATGAAGACTATCGTGTCCTCATATTCACTCGCCTTCTATATCTGAAATTCAGATTGTGAATACAGACTATTTCATCGTCGTCCATTCTGGTGTCGAAAGTAGACTCAAAACCTTCGAGTGCATCCGTAGTGCCGTTGAGTCCTGTGGAGGTAAATAGCTCATCGAAGCACTCCCCTGCTATCTCCATACCCAATTTGTATGCCTCCTTGTAGTCGCTTCCCACAGTAGTGATAAATAGCTGCACTCTAAATTCCATGTCGGCCTTCCCCCCACCGAGGCTCATCAATGATGGGACTCCTACGTTTTGGAGCAAGACATGAATGGTAGGGGGAGATAGCCTGCTGACCATCTTACCTGATATGTCGAAGCCATACACTATGGAGGAATCATGCACTTGAGTTTTCAGATACATTCGTTGGCTGGCTCGTAGAGTATCTCTAACAGAAAGCCCCATTCTCAGAAGAATATCCGTAGTCCATGCTGAAGGAGACAACTCTTCTGGAGAGAAGGCTCCGTGATGTGTGCCGTAAACTGTCGCCCAATTAACAGTCCCACTATCGTTCCCCCACTTGATATGAGACTGACCTGATGCGTTGTTGGTGCCTGTGACTGAGATAAAATGGTCTGCTCCTTCCCAATCATAGATGATTTCCCTCACATAGAGTTTAGCAACACCGGAAGCGTTTAGAGTCAATCTCAGTATTATTGGAGAATCATCTGCTGCTGTGGTGTCTATCTCAATGGTGGTAGCAGTTGTTGCTCCAACGAGGTTAAATTTCAGACCATTGGCCTGGACTTCAGCCTTGTGTGTGCCGTTGTCGAGGCTCAAAAGGACTGTGTCTGCGTCTGGTACTGCCGTGTAATAAAAACAGGCAAGTATGGTGAGGTCAGTAGAAGTGGGGAGCCTGGTTAGGTATTGGTCTGTGATTACCCAATTACCAGCGCTTGCGGAACCACCTGAACCTGTAGCTGTGTAGGCTTCATTGTCTGTGGGGGCAGCTACTGTGGGGTCAGTCCCATTGTAGCGACTCGTCCAATACTGAGTTGTCGTTGCTATTCCCATCAGAATGTTCCTCCCATTGAACCCTGAGCAAATTGGCGAGCCTCCTTCAAGTGATGCGCCATTACAGTAGCCCTGCCCCTGTTCTTCTTACTCTCATAGCTGCTCTCAGGGACTTTCTCGCCTTTGGAAGCATTAAAATCTCCATATCTATATCTTCCCTCTAACTTCATCTCCTCAATGTATTTCTCGAAGTCCTTTTCCAGGTTCCTCAAGAATCCTGCATGGAACCACTCCTTGTAATTATAGGCAGGATAACCAGGGTGCATGAACTCAACAGGCATCAGGGCTTGAGTCCCTCCTCCCTTCGCATAGAATAGAGTGGAGGAAATTACATTCTTAGCCAGCTTGCCTCGCTTCTTCTGGTGCTTAGTTCTGAGAACCTTCCCCTTCCCATATTTCCCATGAGGGATTTTCACCTTGAAGGAGCCCCACCCCTGGTCTAATGCTTCCTGATAATCCAGCTTTTGCTGAATATCTCGGCTGCCGAATATCTGTGGGACGAATACTTGGAGTTCTGAGTCGTCTTGGTAAAGCCCTATGTTGTCTGCTATCAGCCTGCCTGGGTGTCCGTCTGAAAGAGGATTTCTCTCATCAAAGAGACCAGGCACACCAGTCTTACCGACCCCAGGGTTTCTATCTACTTGCTGTCTCAGATACCTCTTTAGTGCTGCTATCTGCCACTTTGCTCTTTCAGCTAACATCTTGTTAATGTCGCCTTGAACATCACCTGAAATCCTCTTGAATAGAGTTGTCCAGGTGTCGTGGAAGGAGTTCATGTTGGTGGATATTTGAAAGGCGTCTGAACCGCCTCCCCTGCTTCCCCAAATCTCCCCTACGCCTCTTGTCCCATAGGCTCCAACGAATCTCCCCATCAATCCACCGTCCCTAATCGTGCGACCCTGTGCAGGTGAGCGTCTGAACGAGCTCGCAGATTAGAGGCTCTTGGTGAAACAGCATCCTGAAAAGCAGACTCGTCTTCCATGTAGAGAGCACCAGCCATATCAGCACAAATCTCTCTCAATAGGTGAGCGAATTCCCCTTCTTGAACTGTGGTGAGTGTTAGGTGGTCAGCAGATATACCTGTGACTCCCGTTAGGTCATGGGTGGATTTGCCCGTCCAAGCGAAGGAGTCTCCACCTATGTTCCCATTACCTGCGCTTGAAAAACTGGTTCCGCTGGTGAGTGTAATTGTGGTGGCCCCAGCAGCAACCGCACCATTTAATGTGGTTTCAGCTATTTCCCTGCTTGGAGCAACTCTCCCGTAGTCCTTGAAGACCATATCAATCTCAACTGTGGCCCTGCGAATGACGCTTTGGAGTCTTTTCGAGGCTCGTGTCCTCTGTCCTGCATCGAGGCCAAGCCTTCCGGCCACATCTGATTCTGAACAGTAAAACGCCATTACTCTTCCTCAGTCTTGTTGGGACAGTTGCGCTTATCGTGTCCTGTGCCTCCACAGACTGAACACTTCCGAGCCTTCAAGGCATCTTTCAGCCTATCCACTTTCTCATCCACTTCGTCTATGTGCTCTTCAGAACCCTCTAATGTGCCGATGACCTCATCAAGAGTCACCTTGCCGTCAGCCATGACGGTTCGATAACGCTTGAGGCCCCATAGCACCAGGGCTCCTAAAGCAGCTAACACGGCAACCCATACTTCCAAGTCTACTCCTTGTATCTGCATAACATCACTCCTTAAATGATACCTCGACCACTGAAGAGTGGGGAATGAAAGTGTTAGGTTTGTCGGAGCCGTTCAGATAAACCTTCCAACCATGCTCAGTTTCTTCCAACTGAACATTGGTATAACAGCGTTCCGGTGGCCTATACACTACCTTTCCTACTCGAGGCACAAGCCTAATGGGGGACTCTATCTTATTTCAATACTCTACGATGAATCCCCACTCCAACATAGAGTTGATAGTATCTTGTATGTCTGTGAGTGCCTGTAAGTCGCATACTTCTTCTGAATAAGACTCACCGATAGAGTAATTATTGTAGGTATCATCACTCACATACACTCTAAACCCTCTTATGTTTTCGCGAGGCATAGTTAGCTCGACATAGAGTACATTACTCGCTGTGTCGTCTTCCATATCTATGATTTCTCCAGACACCCATTCACAGTCAGCAATAGTACTGTAAAGAGAACCACCCCCGATAGCTGGGGCAAGCAATAGTGCTGTTAGTAGTAATGCGACTATATGCTCTTTCATCCTTAAGCCCAGCGAGGGCCTCTATACCAGCCCACGAGGCTGACTCGTGCTCCACCCTGTATAGGAGTTACGCAATGTTCCTGGTAGGATAGGAAAGCAATTACAGTACCCTGTTTCTTGAGTGCTATGGGGTCTGGGTTTTCTATGTGTTTGAACATGAAGTCTCCTCCCTCATATTCTTCTGGTTCTGTGAGTTGGATGCACATAGATATTTTCCTGTGAGTACCTGTCTGATTAGAGAAGTCTATGTCGTGATGCCAGCCATAGTGATAGCCTATGTCTTTGTATTCAGTAAACTGTAATTCAGGAATGTAGGATAACTCTACTCCGAAATGTTGATTGGCTCCATGAGCATATTGCTCTACAATGTTGTTAATCCACTCATGGTCTGCGTCGCGGGGAACCCAACGAATCTGAGTCTTCCTGTTAGGGTCTTCCTCTATCGGGTCTTCCCCACTTCTGAATGTTGTAGCATTCTTAGAGTCAAGCTCCATGCAAGCATCTATGATTTCCTGGCAAACTTCGGGGGAGATAGCCTCTTCCCACATTATCCAATCAGGATACTCTTGCATACTTGGCTCCACTCATACTATTCTATACAGTCGGGGGGTCTCGCCCTATATCAACCTAAGCATCTATGCCGTCTGTAAAACCCTCTTGTAATTTCAGATGCACATAGCACTGTTTGAGAAGGTTCTCTTGGTCTGCGCCATCCCCTACATCTAATGGGAAGGAAAAATTCATACCTGATATTGGTGACTTTCCAGCAATATAGGAAGCCTCATCCATGTAAATTAAACCAGTATACCAAAGAATAAAAGACTTGTTGCCTTCGTCATCTACTTCCTTATCCATTCTAAACTCTCTTATCACTGCATGGGCCTCAGAACACTCAAGTCCAAAGGCACTTTCTATCGCAACTGTGAGTGCCATGATACTTCCATTCCGTGTGTGCTGTTCCACCTTTAATAAAGAGTTTGGTTCAACCTTCCCTACATCCACGAAGGTTTTGATGGTATGTTGTCGAATGCGTCTTGCGGGTTATCGTGATTCTGAGGTAAATCGAGCAAATCTTGCCGGTATTGCTGTAATTCAGTTTTATGGGAATTTGAAAGACCGTCATATACAATAGACAGTTGGTGCAAATCCATCTCCTTCAATAATCCTTGCCTTATTCCTCTAAACTCATCCCATTCCATCATATCACCACAGTTTATATTGCACCCAAAGAATTGCTTGGCCCCTATTCAAGTCAGTCGAACCACTTTGCCGCTTCACTTGCAGAACATCTCCGGCCTCAAAAGCAAAGTCGGTCTTTGTGTGCCAGGTGTAATTCGTGCCGTTGGGGTTTCTCCACGCACCATCACCAATAGTCATGGTCACATCTTCGATGTCTCCACCGAGTGAGCCACCATTCCTTCTGACTCTCATTACATTTGCGGCGGTCCCCGAAATAGAGCCGCCGGAAAATTGGAACGAGACATATAGCACCTTACCTGCAAACGGCATAGGGTATGAATTAGGGTTAGCAGACGAGCTTTGAACAGTCGGAACACGGAAGTCGTATGCGTTAGCATCCAAGTCACCTCTTTCATAGAACATAGGAACGAGATTACCAACGGCCTTTCCGTATTGGTCACCTTGAATCCAAACAGGGTCACCGTCGCCTGAAGAAATTGATAGCTGGTCAGAATCTGTGGCTCCCGTATCAGCTGAACCTATGACCACGTTGTTTGAGCCTGTGGTGATGTTGTTTCCAGCATTAAATCCGAGAGTGAGATTTTTGTCGCCATCTACTATTGCTCCACCACTTCCTTTTCCTATGGTAGTGTTGTATTGGCCTTCGGTCACAAGCCTCCCTGCTTCATTTCCTACTGCGGTATTGTATGAGCCGGTTGTTAGTGATGCGCTGGTGTTATACCCCAATACTGCGTTAGATGAGCCTGTTAGAGCCGTTCCTGAACTACTACCGAAAATTGCATTATAACTCCCTGCGCCACCCCATGCTCCCACATAGTTTCCAACCATAGTGTTGTTAGAACCCGTTGAGACTGCTTTCCCTGCATTGTAGCCCATGAAAACGTTGCTACCTCCTGTGGTTAAAGACGAGCCTGATTCGTGACCGATGGCTACGTTGTTATCACCGGAGGTCACAGCATCGAGGCTGTAATTTCCAATAGCGATATTCTTCTCCGCACCAGCAACTGTACCACTAAGAGCATTATATCCAACTGCTATGTTGTCTGATTCGTCGTCTGCGGTATCTAACGCTCCATCTCCAATAGCGATATTTCTGTTTCCTGTCGTAATAGCTGCCCCAGCAGACTTACCAACATATACGTTGTAACTGCCGCTTGTATTAGCCATTCCAGCCGAATACCCAATAGCGACTATTCCATAAGCACCTGTGAAATTCTTTGCAGCAAAACTACCTATCGCTACTCCATTATCACCTGAGGCGGTTCTCATAGCACTATGACCAATGACGGTATTGTGGGTAGCATCGGTATCATCCCAAAATAAGGCTTGATAGCCTATTGCGATATTACTACTGTTTGTTGTTGAGTTCCAGCCCGCATAATGACCGAAAAAGCAGTTATTTGCGCCCGTAGTTAATCCCGTTCCAGCAAGCGAACCAACCACAGTATTTGCATCTCCGGTAGTAATCGAAGTTAGGCTCGTTAAACCCACCGCAACATTGTTCTGTGCGCTATCATCGGTGCTTGAAGGGTCATTACCGATATAGAGTGAATCACCCGTCACCAATACATCAGACAAACCACCAATAGAACCCGAACCCCCACTTGGTCCTGTTGGGCCTGTTGGACCTGTTCCTCCAGCTGGTCCTGTTGGGCCTGGAGGACCAGCAGGTCCGGTATCTCCATCGTCACCATCGTCTCCAGCAGGACCTGTGGGTCCGGTAGGTCCAGTTGGCCCTGTAGGTCCGGTAGGACCAGGAGGCCCTGCTGGGCCTGAACCTGCATCTTCCCACGTTGGAGGGGCGGAATCACCAGCCGAACTCAAGACTTGGCCGCTGGTTCCATAATTCGCACCACTCAAGCCCCATGCTCCGTCGGGGTCTATCCTCAATCGCTCATCGTTTGGCCCGCCCGTTCCGATTCTGAACTGCCCTCCATTCACACCAACGGTAGCAACATAGGCGGGTGTGCCTGAATTATCCTTGAAGTAGATGAATCCGTTATTACCAGCCAAAGTCAATCTTGGATAATTAACTCCTTGACCGATTTGCATATTGTTGTTGGAGTCATCAAACAGGAACGAAGACGAACCAGATGAGGTTCCGTTGTTATTGAATAAAATCTGTTGGTCGCTTCCACCCGTCGGACCTGTCGGTCCTGTTGGGCCTGTTCCCCCAGTTGAGCCGGTGGGGCCTGGGGGTCCTGCTGCTCCATCGTCGCCGTCGTCTCCATCACTACCAGCTGGTCCTGTAGGGCCAGGAGGTCCTGTGGGGCCTGTTGCTCCCGTAGGTCCGGTAGCCCCATCATCACCTCCCATCGAGAAACCGATTTGAATATACTCGGTGTTTGATGGGACATTACCTGAAAGGGGAGTGACTGTGAGATGGAAATAGTTTGTTTGGTCGCTAATCGCAGTAATCTTGAAAGTAGCAATCGTCTGGTCATCCTGTGAGCGAGAGGTGATTATGAGATTTCCATAATTGTCTGTATCATCGAATGAGGCGAGCCAAGTAGTCATATCCACAGTTGCGCCGTTGATGTAGGTTGTATCGTCATTGATATTGACCCAAGTAATGCTACCGAAAGTCCCGCTACTATATTTAACAAACCCAACTCCAGGGTCGCCGTTGGTTGTGTTTGTCGAGAATCGGTATGGGACTCCACCGCGCCATCCATCGTCACCTTGCGAGCCTGTGGCTCCTGTATTTCCTGTTGGACCTGTGGGACCAGGAGGCCCTGTGGGGCCAGCAGCTCCCGTATCACCAGGAGGTAGAGTAAAGGCAAACACCTTAGCCGTAGCAGGGCCGGAAGCGTTTATCGCAAGTGGGCCAGAAGCCACAGTAGGAGTCCCGAACCCAGCAGCCGTTCCTGTAGGTCCTGTAGGTCCTGGCGGACCCGTAGCCCCGTCGTCGCCATCATCACCAGCAGGACCCGTAGGGCCTGTTGGACCTGTCGGGCCTGGAGGACCTGTTGGCCCAGCGGGACCAACCGTTGCGTCGAAGTCGAGAGTCCCGTCGGTGTCCTGATAGGTCACAGCGATGTTGGTTTCAGTATTACCTGTGACCATAGCCCCTACTATGTCCTGAACAGCCTCGGTAGTAAGAGGCTGTGTGTCGGTTTCTGCCGCCCATGAAACAGCCCCGTTTCCATCAGTCTTCATCACATAGTTTGCTGAACCATCGGCGGTAGGGAGTGTGTAGCCATTAGTCGTGACCGCCCCTGCTGTGGTCACATGGAATACTGCAGCATTTGAGGTATTGTTCAATGTGAACCCACTTGTAGTAAACTTGGCTCTTACATTATTTCCTTCTCCTGACTTTTGGATGCCTAACTCATTACCACTTGTTGCGTGTCTTAGAGCCATCCCTGCGTTTGCTGAATTCTTGAATTGGAGGAAAGCCTCATTCCCATCTGTGGCCTTTATTTTGAGTGTTGCACCGCCCCCTGACTCTAAATCAACACCAGTTGATGTGTGAGCCAATTTAGTGAGAGTGCTTGCTAATGTGACCGCACCACCACTTTCAGTAATAGCCATATTAGAGCCGGCAGTAAAGGCGAGGGTTTCACCCGATGCTAAGGTGTTGCCTCCCGCTGTGACGGTTCTAACTGTGGCTGCATCACCTGGTGGTCCTGTCGGTCCCGTCCCACCTGCCGAACCTGTGGGTCCTGTCGGACCCTGAGCACCAGTAGGACCAGGGGGTCCAGTAGGCCCTGTTCCACCAGCGGGACCAGTAGGACCTGTGGGACCTGTTGCTCCAGCGTCACCAGTTCTTGCGAAGGTGATATACACATTGTCGTCGCCTGTAAATGGACTCGATGCAGACGAGGCAACATTGGCTACTGTAATTTTGAAGTAGCCTGTGGCTTCAACCAAAGACGAGATAGTGAATAGGAGGAAATCTCCCTGGTCAGCCTTCTTGCTAATTTTCATGTGGCCCTTGATGGTTGAAGTAGAGTCATCTATGGTTCGCATGAACGACTGAATATCCTCCCCCTCCACATCTTCATCGTCAATGTATATCACAGTCGCAGAGGTCTGAGTGCTGAAATTGTTGAATCTATACCATCCACTTCCTGGGTCTGAATCGGTGGTATGACTTGAGGTATCATACTCGAAGGTTGCGCCACCAAATGCGCCGTCAGGACCTGTGGGTCCTGTGGGTCCAGCGGCTCCTGAATCACCAGGTGGCCCCGTCGGTCCAGGTGGGCCGGTAGGGCCTGTTGGACCTCCAGGACCTGTTGCTCCAGGCGGGATAGTAAATGCGAATATTTTAGCTGTGTTTGGACCTGATGAACCAATTGCTAACGGGCCGGAGGCTACGGTGGGTGTTCCGAAACCAGCGGCTGCTCCAGCGGCTCCATCATCTCCGTCGTCGCCGTCAGGTCCCGTAGGCCCTGTTGGGCCTGTGGGTCCGGTTGGTCCTGGAGGACCACCTGGGCCTGTGGAGCCTGGGGGTATAGTAAAGGCGAACACCTTAGCAGTATTAGGTCCGCTTGAGTTGATTGCTAATGGCCCACTCGCTACTGTTGGAGTGCCAAACCCAGCCGCTGCACCATCACTACCGTCTGAACCATCGTCTCCGTCAGGTCCAGTAGGACCTGTTGCGCCTGTATCT